ACTCCTCGTCCGTTAGCTGGAGTGCTGGTGTTGCCTTGAGCAGCTCCCGCACCTCCGGCTTGGCTAGGAGTCCCTCCACGGTGGTCGCGGCCTTGCGTGTCGCTACATTGAGCGCCGCGATGAATGCCGCTATGTCCCGCAACCTCCTGGGGTCGCTGGTCTTGACGTTGTTCATCTGTTGGGCCAGGCATTGGTTCGCCTGCTCGATCTTCTCTGGGAATAATTCCACCAGTTCTAGTAGACTGAACATGTCGATTTGACTCAAATAAACGTTGGTCCACCCTGTCCTCAACCGGCTGACCACACGGGGCTAGCGTGCCTTTCCAATGGTAGGGCTCGTAGTCCTGGTTGATCGTTGGGACAGCCCAGACGTCGTTGATCTCGGCCAAGCGCAATGCTAGCACTTGTAATTCCTCACGTGTGAGGCCTGTGCGGGCAGCTGTACAATCCCACATTAAACCGATATCTTCTTCGCGCTGGGGCCACGCTCCACCGTTGGTTAGCCAATAGGGTTTCTCTTTATCGGCTGACTTCCGTGCGCGCCGCACTTCATGAGACTCACACGGGCGTTGCTCCACGATCCTAATCACCGCCCGGCAGTAGTCACTCGTTATGGGACTAAGGGAATCTGTTGTTAGATAACCTTCTAGCCGGTCTAGGGCTGCGGTTTCAATAGGAACGTTGGGGTCTCTAGTTGTTATGTGCAGCTTACGCCACGTCCGTAGCGGATCTTGAAACGACGAGTCAGTAGTCAGCGGGTCCGGAAACACGCGTGACAAGAAACAAAAGCCGTGAGAGGGATCAGTTGGTTCGATCTTTATTTTCATGCCAAAATGATCAGCCACCTTAACCAATGCCTTTTGGAACCGCTTATCCATCGCGCCATCATCGCCGAAGCAGGGCCCTATTAGAGCAAACGCCTCCTCGGCGGTTAAATCCGGCATAGTTATCCGGATTGCGCAATACTGATTAAAGGCGTTGTACTCAGTGTTGTCATCCGTCGTGGTGGGTGACCCGGATTTTACCCCAGGACCCGCCTCATAACGGAAGTTGAAGCGCTTGGCTCTAGCAGGGCACCTTATGAGCATACTGTAATACTCCGTGATCTCCTTGTGGAACTCCTTCGGGAAATGGCGCAGCTTAATAGCCAGACCTATTTGCCGTTGGAGCCACTCGGATACTGTCCCGTCCATGTTGCTGTAGTCGCATTCCGCAACAGAGGCAACACAGGCGAAAAATTCACGTACCTTTTTGGTTATCTCAACCGGGGTGGAACCCGGTAGGAACCAGTGCTCATTATGTTCCTGCTTTAAAACCTGGCGCTTCAAGGCGAT